CGAACCATGGGAAAACCAAGCCGCGCCCCGACAACGCGAGGAATTGATTGTCGCCGGGACCGAAGGCGTTCCCGAAAAGGCGATCAAGTTTCTGACCGTAGACTGTCAGGCTTCCAGCCCGCACTTCTGGTTTGTGGTCAGGGCATGGAACGAGGACGGGTCATCCCGGGCCATCGACGCGGGGCCGCTCGACACTTGGCACGACGTGCGTGAAAAGCAGGGCCAGCACGGGGTGCAGGACGTCCACGTCATCATCGACTCAGGCTATGATGCCCCCAGCGTTTACTCGGAATGTCTCCGGTGGGGACGATTCTTCCCGAGGACCGGCCGGGTGCCTCTGTGGGTCGGATGGATGCCGGCAAAAGGAATGCCAAGGAAAGGCTGGCGCAACCCTAAAACCGGGGTCGAAGATCCGTTTTTCCTCCGAGGAATTGACCCTCGGGTCGGTGACAACGCTGGCCGACAGGGACGTCTTGAATTGAAACTCTTGGAGTTTGGCACCGACGTGACCAAAGACATCCTCGAACGCCTCCGAAAAGGCAAGACAGCCACCCGGTGGGAGGTTGCCGACAACGTAGCCTCGCCGGAATATTGGAGGCACTTGGACTGCGAGCAAAAGGTCGCCAGACTTTCCAGCGCCACAGGCCGAACAACGTGGACGTGGCTTTCCCGATCTTCAAAATGGCCGAATCACATGGCCGACTGCGAAGTCATGCAAGTTGCCGGTGCAATTTTTCACAACCGCCTCCGCATGACCAACTCCGATGCAAACTGACCTCCTCACGACGAAGGAAATCGCTGCCATGCTCAAACGGGCTCCATCCTACGTCTACGCCATGAAGGCCAGAGGGTTCCCAATGCCGGGAGGCCGGGCGCGACTCATCGAGGCGTTGGCGTGGCTCACAAAATATCCTCAACCGCGGGCCGAACGCCGTCACGGGCGGAAAGGAGCAAGGACGGTAAAAACCACCCGTAGCGTCAACGCTCTGTTCCTGCGGACCTTCAATTGTGGCAGTTTCTTCTGTATTCGCCCGCGGTCTCTTGCGTCACGTCTACTCGACGGTGACCCACGGGGCCACGCTGCTCGACAAGCTCAACAGCCTCAACAACGAGGCCGTCCACGCGCTTGAGTCAGGCAAGATCTTGCAGCAGACCACCGGCAATGGGCGGTCGGTCACGTTCCAAGTCAACGGTTCCGAAGGCGTAACTCCCACAGACATGGCCGAGGCCTTCAGCCGTTTGCTTGACCTCTACGACGACGCGGTGACGGCCGGAAATGCGACTGATGCCAATCGCTACGGCTACATGATGGGACGGCTAAAACCCGTTCGTGCCTTCCGCAACGATTTCTCTAATCTCATGCGATGAAATTACTCGAACGCCTAGCCGCTGCGACTCGGTTCGTGGTTTCACCGAAAGCCCGGTACGAGGGAGCCCGCCAAACAACTCATCGGTCCACGCTGCACGGATCAGTTCAGTCAGCTTCGTTCGACATTGACCCCTACAGCCGTTACGAGTTGGTGCGTCGGTCCCGGTATTTTGAGCGCAACAACGCCTTCGTAAACCGGATCGCCGACCTTTTTGAGCAGTACACCGTAGGGCAGGGGCTCGCGTTCTTCCCGTCGTCGTCTGACACCGCGTGGAATGCGACCGCGCTCAACTACTGGCGCGACTGGCAACGGTTTGCCGATCTATCCTCCCGACTCTCGTTTGGGAGTCTTCAAGGGATCATTGCCCGGGCGCTTTTCGTCGATGGTGAAATTTTTATTATCCTCACCCGAGGCGAATCTGGAAACCCTCGGATTCAGTTGGTCGAATCCCACCGGGTGAAGAGCCCGCCCGCTTTGCAGGGTCGGACAATCATTGACGGCGTCGAGGTGGACGAACGAGGCCGGCCGGTAGCCTACCACATCACCAACGACGACGGAAAACGTCAGGACATTTTCCAGCGAGTCGAAGCTGAGTTCGTTGTCCATGTTTTCGAGCCGGGTCGCCCGGGGCAGTATCGAGGACTTCCGGCGCTTTACCCGGTCATGAACGACCTTCACGACCTCGACGATCTACAGATATTTGAGATGCAAGCCGCCAAGGCTGCGTCAAAGGTTCAAAACGTCATCAAGACCAAGGAAGGCGAGGTCACCGACGACGACATTATCCGCGGCACCATATTGGGAAGCGATGGGGTCGAACGGGCTGATTATTACAAGGACGTCTTCGGCGGGGAGGTCGCTGTTCTCAAACACGGTGACGAGTTCAACCAGTTTCAGGTCGAGCGCCCGAGCGCGGCAACCTCGGGATATTGGGACTACCTCACCGCCAAGGTCTGCGCTGGCATTGGCATACCAAAAGAGATCGTGCTTCCCACCTCGATGCAGGGCACCTCGATGCGGTCGGTTCTCGACATTGCCAACGCCTTTTTCCGGTCCCGGTCTTTTGTGATCGCGGACCACCTTCGCCGCGTCTACGAGTACGTCATTGAAACCGGGATCAAAACGGACCCGTCAATGCGTCCGGCACCGTCTGATTTCTATCGGTCAACGTTTCGGTCTCCTCGGTCCATCAATGTGGACGTGGGCCGCAATTCATCTGCCGCAGTCAACGAGTTCAAGTGCGGCATGAGAACGCTTCAGAGTATCTACGCTGAGACCGGAGAGGACTGGCGCGAGCAACTGCGGCAAAAGGCGGCAGAAATTGCTTATGCCCAAGAACTCGCTCAGGAGTTCAACGTGGACCGGGCCGAGATTATGACTCTTGACCCCAACGAGCTTTCGAGCAACAACGCCGCAGCAACAAACGCGTGAAAAACTGGTACGAGATCAAAGCACAGGCCCAATCGGATCAACCGATTGAGGTTCTGATTTACGACGAGATTGGAGGTTGGGGGATCACGGCTGCTCAGTTTGTGCGCGACGTCAAAGCCCTCGGCAATGGTCCGATCAATGTCCGCATCAACTCGCCCGGCGGGTCGGTGTTCGACGGTCTGGCAATTTACCACTATCTGTCCTCTCGGCCTGACGTGACCGTCACCGTAGACGGCATTGCTGCCTCAATCGCTTCTATCATCGCCATGGCTGGCGCCAAACGCGTCATGCCCGCTTCGGCTTACCTGATGATCCACAACCCGTGGACTGGCGCTATCGGTGACGCCAATGACCTCCGCGAACAGGCCGACCTTCTCGACAAACTTGGTGAGACCCTCGCCGGGATCTACTCGAAGGTGACCAAGAAGGGCAAAGAAGCTATCCGCGCCATGATGGACGCGGAGACTTGGATCGACGGCACCATGGCTCTGTCTGATGGATTCATGACCGACCTGACCGATGCCAAACCCATTTACGCCAAGGTTCGTGCCGACCGATTCGCTTGCACTCCTACCGCCGTGGTTCAGGCCGCAGCGCCGTCTGAACTCATGGTTGATGACTGTGTCAGTTGGAACGATTCAACCGGCATTGCCTACGGTGAGATCGTCGAAATCAAACGCGAGGGGACTCTTGAATTGCCAGACGCTGGAATCCTAGTCGTGGCTTCTGCCGCCGATCCAGCCGCATTGATTCAGCGTTACCAACCGATCCCGGGCACCGACGCTTTTGTCGAAGGCGAGATCCTTGTTGGGTTGAACTTTTCCCAACTGACCAAAGTCGAAGGCCTCAAAATTGTTGAGACCGAAAACAGCGCAGATTCTACCCTTAAAACCATGCAAAAACTGCTTCAGAGTCTGACCGCCGCCGGTTTGATCTCCTCCGTTGACCTCGCCGAAGACGCCGCGGTCGCTGAGTTTGAGATTAACTTCGCCAACTTCGCCAAGGCCAAGGCCGACGCTCAGGCCTCGTTGGACGAGATCGCCAATGCCAAGATTGTTGCCACCGTCGAGGCTGCAATCGCTGACGGGCGCATCATGGCGAGCGGCAAAGATGCTTGGGTTGCCCAGATCAAGTCCGACGCCAAGGCCTCCGATTTACTGGCTGTCATCCAAACGATGAAGCCCGGATCCGACCCAGTCGGCGCTCCGGTTTCCTCGGGCGAAAAAGCCTCCGATCTTCGCGCTGAGTTTGCACGGATCACTGATCCCAAACAGCGCACTACTTTCTGGTCCGCGAACAAGGCCCAGTTGCTTCAACGGTAAACTCACACACCCAAACACACCATGGCTAATACCCTCGACTCCGGCCTGAATGGGACGCTGATCTCCCAAGCGGGCCTCGACGCTTTCGTTGGAGCATTTGCTCCCATGCAAGCCTTCACCACCGACTTTGACCCGGCTCCGGCCTCAAAGTCTGACACCATCCAAGTGCCTTACGTTCCGGCCGCTTCTGCCGCCGCGGACTTTTCCGGCACCTACACCCGTCAGGACTCCACCCTCAACAAGCGCACGATCACACTAAACAAGCACAAGTTTGTGACTTGGTTCCTGTCCGACGTGTCCATGGCCAAAAGCCCGGCCGCGACTTTGGAACGTTTCGGAATGCAGAAGGGTTATCAACTGGCCAAGGCCGTGTTCCAAGACGTGCTTTCCGCGGTGACCAGCACCAACTACGGATCCGCTGCCCACACTGGTCTCGCTGCGAACTTCGATTACGCGGACGTGGTCGACATCAAGGACGCTTGCGACACCGCAGATATGCCCGAGGTGCCCCGCTCGTTGGTTCTTGGGTCAAGCTACTACAATGCCCTGCTGAAGGACTCCGTCATCAAAGATGCTGCCGCCCTCGGTGCGACTGCTAACCAGACCGGCTCCCTGCCGAACCTGTCCGGTTTTATGACCTACCGGTCTTCCTTGATCCCGGGCAACTCGCAGAACCTCGTTGGCTTCGCCGCTTACCCTTCCGCGTTGATCACCGCGATGCGTTACCTCCAGCCCGCTGGCCGAAGCCAAGACGGGGTCTATCGCCCTGTGGCTGATGAAAAGACCGGCATCACCCTCGGATACCGCGAGTTCTACGACAACGACACCGGAAACGTCGTCGCTGTGCTAGAATGCTTCTACGGCTACGCCCTTGGCGAGGCCTCCGCGTTAAAGCGCATCGTCTCGGCCTAATCGCCATGCGACTCGGGATTCTCATCGTAGACGGCAAGGTCGTTTCTGGACCCGCTTTGGCCTCACAGGTCGAAGCGGAATTCAAGGCGACCGTGCATTCTGGGGGCAACGGAATTGGCACCATCGAGCTTTGGTCTGAGGACCGAGGCCGCGAGAAGCGCCACAAATTCCCGGGATCCGCTCCCGCCCCGGTGGCAGACAAGCCGCGCAAAAAGTAACCGAGCCCATGAACGCAGCCGACACGGCACTTGCTAACGGATTCACCGCCTTGCTGGCAACGGCAGGGGACACGGTGACATTCCGAGGTGCGTCCGTGTCGGCTGTGATCAACTGGGTTCCGTTTGACGAAAAAGCCTTCCCTAACAACCCGGATTTTGACCGCGAGTCAACCAGCCGAGTCGAGTTTGTCGATGGGGCGGTGTCTCCAGATCCGAAAGTCGGGGAGGTCATCACGCAAGGGACCAAATACCACCGCATCCAGTCTGTCCGGTACAACGGGCTGGCTTGGATGATGAACTGCGAGGTGACGACGTGACTCTGACCTTCGAGACCAACCTCGCCGAGTTCAACGCTGCGTTGACCCGTTACGCCGCGCTGTCGAGCAAAGGAGCGGCTGAGGCCGTTGCCAAAAAGGGAGCCGACTTCGGGTTCCGACTTTCCCGCAAATTGCTGGCGCTCGCCCCGAGCAAAGGTTCCGTTCGCGAAAGCCGCCTTGCCATCCTCGCTTCTGGTGGAGGCCTGAAGATCCGCGACAAGATCCGCCAACGCGTGTACTCCAAGCTGGGAGTGTCCCAGACCGCAGAAGGCCGGAAACTCCGCATGGGAGGCAAGAGGCTGTCCGCGTCAAAACTGATCGGTGGAAAGCGCCTCAATTTCCAAGCCTTGCTGGTCCGAGCCGAACTCAACACCCGCGAAAGTGGCCGTGGGTTCTCCGCGTTGTCTGCCCGGTACAAATCACTTTCTCAGCAACTGGCCGCTGATCGTTTTGGTGAACAGCGCCGCAAAATCCTAGACCGCTACAACCGGCTTGTGTCTCAGGTCGGTTTCAAGCGGGACAGTGATTCTGCAAGTTTGACTTTCCAGTGGGGCGGCAACGATTCATCCGGCAAACTGGCCGCATCACTACAGAAGCCGCGTCAACAGGCCGCAATCGCCGACGCGCTTAACGAAGCCCGGGCCGACATGATGGAATACATCATCCGCAAACAAGCCCAAGCCGCCCGGACCATGGATATCTGACCAATGCTTTCCCTCGCATCCATGCAGTCGACGGTGGCCGCGGCAATCAATGCCAACGCTTACTTTTCGACAGCCCCAAGCGTGGTCTGCATCTCAGACGACGGACTCCAAGACTCAGCGATTGAGACCCAACTCCGGTCCAAAGGCTGCGTGGTTGTCGTGCCTCCAATCCTGCGGGCTACGCGGCGAGACTTTGGTGGGGGCAAGCTGTTGATCGACGCTGAAATCGTTGTCCGCATCCTCGTCAACCCGCACGTCAACGCCGCGGCCGGTGGGGCAAGCCGAAACGTCTACACTGCTATCGCATCCGTGACCCAAGCCGTTCTGTCGTGGGTTCCTACCACCGTCGGGGACCGCCGTTTTGAGACCTCCGAGGACTTCCTCCAGATCGCCGTAAACGACACTGGTCTTCTCGGTTACCACCTACTTTTCACGAAACTTTCCACCCTTAACTGACCCCTAAAACCCCATGAACACCGCTTCAGTTATTCTCGGCAACCACGGCTTTTTCTTCCGCGATGGCGGCAGTTTCACCGTTCCTTCTGCCGGCACCGCAAGCCGAACTGTCAAACCCGGAGCCGCTGACACCGGATGGATTGACCTTGGCATTCTGTCCGAGGTTACCATTCAGCACGAACGCGAAGAGCGCGACATCTTCGCCCCGACCCCGGGCGTCATGCGTCTCTATGACGTCATCGAGACCAAGCGCCAGTTGTCCATCAACCTGACCGCTCAGGAACTCAGCCCGTTTGCGTTTGAGTTGATCTTTGGCACGCTTGCTTTGACCTCGGCCTCGACCCAGTACAACCCGCTGGAAGGCGCGACCAAGAAGGGCTGGCTGAAACTCCAGCAGTACAACCAGACCGACGCTCAGTTGAACACGATGGACGTTTACGTTCAGATCAAGGTCTCAGGCGAAATCAGTGTTGGCGACAATCTAGTCACCGCTCAATTCGAGGCCCGCGTTCTGCACTCGATCTTGAACACCGGCACTCTGGCCTAACCAAACAACCATGCCCGCCGATCCAATTACGCCCGGCTTGGCCGCGGCGTGGTCCAACACAAACCCGACGGTATACGGTGTTCCCTCAAGGTTCACCGCGGCCGTTCGGGCGCAGTCAAACCAGACGATTGGCGCGACTCTTACTGCAACGTTTGACTCGGTAAATTTACAGGGAACACTTGCAACGGTTTCGGGCCGTGCGGTCTTGCTTACCGCTCAATCTGTCACGACGCAAAACGGCATCTACACCACCGGGGCTGGGTCGGTTGCGGTAGACATCAGCGCATCGTTTGGAGGCGGCACCAAGGTCGTCAGCACTCTCTCTCCGAGTCGGCTTTATTACTGGATTCAGTCCAACGGCTACACGGTCACAAACGGGACCGAGACGCTTACTGCCAGCGGATTCATCACTGCGTCATCCGGTGGTTCTTTGACCTTTACGGGGCCGGCTGCTCAGTTTCAAAACGACAGTCTCTACGAGGCCGGGCTTGTCCGCCTGTCGTTGTTTGATGCCCCGAATGAGTTCCCTGTCGAACTGGTGGTCAACGTCACCGGGGGAACTTCAATCAACACTTGGTGGGAACTCACCTCGACCGTGACCAGCGTGGGCAGTTCTCCGATTGTGTTCTCTCAAATCACCGTCGCCAGCTCAGACGTCGGCTTTGAGGACAATCCCTTCGACAACACGGCTCCTGACTCGAAGACACCGGCAAACGCAACCGTGTTCGATAACACCTTGCCAGAGTCAACGACCAACCCGTTGTTGGATGCTCCGGTCGCTATGACCAACACGGCACCGGACGGAAAGACCCCAAGCACCGCCGCCGCGTTCGACAACACCGCCGCCAGTGCGTTGGTGCTTCAAGGTGAGCAATCACCCGTTGCTGGCATCACAACGCCCGCCAGCCCGACCGCCGTAAGCCACAGCGCCACGTTGGTTGCAGGGACCAACTACCTCGTCCAAGTCGGAGCCCGCCTCGCTCCGGTCACGGTCACCCTGCCCGACCCCGGCAGTCTTGCCCAACGCGTCGAGATTGCCGACGTCACCTCGCAAGCAACGACGAACACAATCACGGTGAACGCCGGGTCAAGGGACATCGAGACGGCCGGCCAAACATCCTACACCATCGACCGCAACGACGCGGTCCTTGTTCTCAGCTACACCGGAAGCAAGTGGAAAATCCTCTGATACCATGATCACAAAAATTGCCGTGGCGACGACCGCCACCCTCGTCGATGCAGCCACCGAAAGGCAGTGGCTGATGCTGCAAAATCAGTCCGACACCGCGATCTTCATCTCGTTCGATGGCACCTCCACGGTGACCACCGACACCGGAGCGACCCCGGGCATCCGGCTGGCTCCCTACGACACTATCATGTCCACGGACATTTCCGGTCGGTTCAGCGGCAACAATTTCCCGATCTACGCCATTCACGGCGGCACCGGCACCAAAAATCTCGTCCTTCACGAAGTCTAAAAATTTACTACCATGAGTTGGAACATTAAAACTCCCGGGGACTACATCAACGGTCCATTGACGGTCGCTGGCTCCGCCACCATCACCGGCGATCTGACGGTGGACACCTCGACGCTGAAGGTTGTGTCTTCAACTGATCGGGTTGGTATTGGTACGGCGAGTCCCGGTAAGCGTTGCGAAATCAATCAAAGCGCAAATGCAATCACCACTATTGGTTCCGGTGAAATTCTTAGATTAATTGGTGATGATGGTAATACGAACTCCAGAATCACCGAAGTTGGTTTTGGATCTGGACCGACTGGAGCGACTTTTGCTCCCGTAATAGTTGGTGCCGTTAATACAAGCATTTCGGGTTACGGAACAAAGGATTTTTATGTTGCCACTCGCACAGGAATCGCCGATGTCGCTCCGCTAGAACGTCTACGAGTTACTGCCGCCGGTGATGTATCCGTTTCTACCGGCAACGTAGTGATGAGCAACGGCAAAGGCATCGACTTCTCCGCGACTGCTGGAACCGGAACCTCCGAGATTCTGAACGATTACGAGGAGGGGACGTGGACTCCGACTGTAGTCGCAGAAACTGGAACAATTGGTGCAACAGTTGTAAATAGCGCAAATTACACCAAAGTAGGGCGACTTGTTAGTGTGACATTTGATATCACAATAACTTCAGCAGGAACTGGAACGGCAGGATTAAAGGTTAGCCTTCCATTTTCACCAAGCGTTGCTGGTAATACTTGCGGAGTATTACGAGAATATCAAGTCACTGGAAATATGGGTCAAGTATATAAATATGATGCGACAAATGCATTGTGCAATTTATATAACAATTCAACTTTAATTGTTGCTAATTATAGAATAATGGCTAGTTACACCTACTTCGTCTAATCCTATGCTCACAGAACGCACCATATTCTCTCTCTGCGAGGTTCTACCTTCAACCGTCCTTCAGGTCCGCCTGTCGGACCAGATCGTCGATGGCGAGGTTGTCAAAGCCTTCACATTCCGCCGCTATTGCTTGCCTCCCGGCTCAGACCTTACGGGTCAGCCCGAGCAGGTTATCTCGATTGCCAACGCTGTATGGACGCCCGAGGTCATTGCGGCCTACCAAGCTCAAGTCGCCACCAACATTCAACCCGGATCCTGAACCATGATCGAAATCAAGAAACTCTGCGCCGTAACCGTAAAGTCTGATTGCTCGCTTTCAGTCCAAGAGACGGTCGCCTATTTCAAAGACGACGTTCAGGTCTCCGTGGATTCCGTGGGCAACTACGAACTTGCCCCGGGCGATTTGCTCGATGGCAAGCCCGATGAGGTTGTCCGCATTGCTAACGCATTGTGGACCCCGGAGGTCATCGCCGCATGGTCAGCCGCTCATCCAAAGATCGAACCGGAGATTGAGATCATCGAAGTGACCGATTCCGACACTTCCATCTCGACAGACGACACGTTGGCCGTTGAGATCGCCGAGGAGGAAGTCTCCGCCCCCTGACATGGAAAACGCCCCTGCACTCACACCGAAACCCGCCACCGTCAAAGTCTTCGTTCTAAGGTTCACCGAGGCCGAGGCCCAAAAGGCTTTGGACATCTTCGAGTGGGTCGTCAGAAACGGTGGGCTTCCATTAGCCAAAGAGGTTCTGCCATTGGCCGAGAAGTTTATGCAAGCCGCCGTCAAAGCCAAGGAAGCCGAGGAGGCCGCTAAGGTCGCCAGCAAGCCCGAGGAATCTCCCAAGAACTGACCGAGCAGATGACCAACAACCACGACGAGATCCGCGATGGGTCAATCGGTATCGGGTCTGGCTTAGTTTCCGCAGTGATGGGGATTCTTAAGCCGCTCGGTGAGGTTGCGTCATCCGTTGGGTCAATCGTCGGTTGCGTCATCGCTTGCGTCATGCTTTACCGGCTGCTACGAAAGAAAGACTAACCATGAACATGAAAACCACTCTGGCCGGTATCGGCTCCATCCTTGCCGCTGTTGGGTTTGC